GTTGTTGGCTGTTGCTCTACTTGATCTTGAGGCGGCTGATAATCTTGACAGCCAAAACAGTACGTGTGTCCATCAGTGAAGACAGCCGCATTGTCTTTTGAACCACAGGCTTTACAAGGAACATGGCCTATCTTTTTACTACCTTCGTGTTCATCTAAAACTTCTACCATCTTTTTCCCCTTAAAAAAGGGGGCAACCTTTCGGCCACCCCCTTGGCTCTCCTTAACTGTGCTATTCACACAGCCACTCTTCAGGGATCGTTTTGTTAGCCCATACAAACTTGTGCTTGTCACACCAATCTGCATAGGTTGACTTAGATCCTTTATAGAGTTTGTTGTTGGCATTGCTAAAGATGAATCTCAAGTCAATACCAGGATGCTGTTCACGGATGTATTCATGCTTTTGTCTATCCGAAAGTTCAAATCGACCTTTAGTCTCTATGTAGAAGAAACTGCCATCTTTCTTAGGTATCTTAAAATCGGGGGTGTACTTTCGGTTTTTCGAGGGGACAAGGTAGAGTATCTTTTCAGTCTCGTACTGGACTTCTAACCCTGCTTTAGCAATCTGTTTGGAGATTTTGTCTTCTAGACCACTCCTAAATCCATGTTTATAGCCTATCTCAGAAGCGGTCAGCTTTCGCTTCGTGTACTGTCTCTTCTTGCGTGTCATCGTCAAAAGCCTCTTGAGTTATCTCTTCAGCTACAAAGCCACCATCAACAGCATCAAAGCCGTCATTGTCGCCACTGCCACTCACAGGATTAATCACTTGTACTTTTGATAATTGAAGACTTACACCTTTAGATCCAGAGACAGCATAGGTCGTTATGAAGCCACCGACTTTGAGAGTTGAGCCTCCCCAAAGATTAGGTATCTGATCGCCAACCATGATTTGACCACTTGAATCAAAGATCTTAGGTGCATACTTAGATTTAACTTTGAGGATTGTTTGGCCTGTTTCTTCACACTGCTTAAAAGGCATTCTAAAGTTAGCTTTTGCTCCAAACTCTTCGACAGCCAAGTTGTGACAAGCATCAACAAGTTCCTCACAGTTCTCCATACTGAGTTCTGTCTTATAAACTCCATCTGGATTAAATTGGGTGTCAGGCTTGTTTAAGTGTGGGTAGACTGCTGTGCCTACAGGTGATGTGAATTTTACTCGTTGTCCCATTGTGGACTCTCCTTACTTGTGGGTTTAGTTTTTTCTTTAGGTACTTCAGTTGCAATGACACTAGAGAGATCAACATTCAATCTTCTAGCTTCATCAATTAGGGTCGTGGGTAGGCTTTCTCCTTTTGACACGCACAGGTGTACAAGGGAGAGAACTCTCTCGCGTGGGTGCATAGGATTTACCTTTGGATAATTAAAAGTTTTATATCATTTAGGTGGACACAAAACTTTTGGTGGGGGGAATAAAAAAGCCTACACTAGGTAGGCAAGAGGGGGTTTAAGATGTTTTTTAACTTTAAGCGAAACAGAAATCTGATTGAGCTACTTGTACTAAATCTAGAGATCCTTTCTTGGGTATCTTTAAGTCTTTAATTTTGTCTGGGTCACTAAGTTGCTGTTGTGTGCTTTTGTAAATGTGATCGTACAAACACCAACCATCATATTGATTTACAAAAGTCTGCCTAACGATATGGAACAAATCCCATGAGTGCTTTGGTGGTACTGCAAAGCTATCATGAATCATCATGAAATCATTGATACCATGCTTTTTTAGCTCTAGGACTGTAGCCATCAAATGACTTGAATCCATTGAGTGGATAACATTTGGGCTAATCCCAGAGCGACTCTTTTTCCTGTCTATTAGTGGCTTTGATCGTTCATCAGTTAGATCAGCTTTAAGTGAAAACACTGACCTACGTTTACTTTTAAGCACTCTATCGTATAAGTAAACTTTGACTTTCTTAGTATCCCATCGGGTGTACTTTTGTATCACAGGGAAGTTGATAGGTGTTCTCCAGAACATAGGCTTACCATCTTCAGCCAAAGCCCCTGCACACTCTTTGAAAAACTCCATGCCTTCTTTAGCTGACTCTAGTACCTCTTGTACACATCTATAGCTAATCTTAGCTAAGAACTTAGCGGCTATGGTTTGCTCATGGAAAGATCCAAAGGGGTGAACCATAGGTGTCTTAGAGTGTAGTACTTTGTCTTCTAAGTCCTCCATGATTTGCTTAAACAGTTGTTGATAGAAGCCGTACTCAACACTAGAGTAAACATAAGTCATACAGTTAGTTTTCAAATCTTTCCTAGTTAAACCATAGTCTAACCATTTGATAGCCAACTTTACCTTATTGTTATCCAGGGATTTATCTTGAGACATGGCTTGAAGCTCTAGTACAACCTTGTCTACTAGAGTCTGGTAGACATCCTGTGGTTCTTCAGTAGGCACTAGGTTCACTAGCTTACCTGTGTCCTCTGACAGACTAGCCGCTGAGTAATGTTGGCATCCACTGTTGCTTGCATCAAGTGCAGGGGCTATACAACATAGGTAGCCATTACCGTGTACTTTGTAGCTACCCCACTCAAGACAAGCCGCTAGAAACTGGAAAGGCTTATCAGCCTTACTCCAAAAGTCATACTCTAGTTGGGGATCTATAAGTATATTTAGTATTTGCCTTTCGTTATCTTTAAACCAAGCGACTCTATCCTCTAAACTTTTCTTAGAGACTTTACCAAAGTCACCTAAGTTAGCTATGTGTATCATTAGCCACTCATCAGACTCATCACATAAAGCCGTACCATTAGCCAAACTAAACGTAGCCTTAATGTGGTCATCTCTATGGTAGTTAAAGGTACATACTGGATACACCCTACCTCTTGAGTCTAAGTTCCAAGGTATATAAATCTTAGCATAAACACTTAAGTCTTTAGCTGTCTTTAAGTCTCTATCCATTATGATTATATTACACCTAGTCTCATCATTCTTTTGTCTTATTTTCTTACAGTCAGACACATGACGCTGTTGTTCAACTCTAGTTAAATCTTTCCAGTTATCTAATCTTTGTGGCTCCTCTAATAGCCGACTATTAGGGAACTTACCTAATTGTTTACCTTGATCCCAAGCCCACTCTATAAGTTCTAATACTCTAGTATTAATAACTAAAGGTACTTCTTGTAGAGCATTTACGGCTTGAACGTAGTGGGGTAACTCTCCAGCTAGAGCCGCCTTGTCAAAGTCTCTTTTGATAAACTGTTTTTGATCATAAGTAGCATCTTTGACTAGAGGTACTAAAGAGCTTAAAGCCTCATCATAGTAACAACCAGTGTCTATAGACTCCCAAGGTCTAGGGGGTATCAACATGGCTGAAAACATTGGTTCTTGCCAAGACATAAACTCTTGGTTGTTATTGAGAGACTCTTGGATGTCACCAAAGATTCTTATGTGTCTAACAGTTTTATTCTTAGAATATTCTTCATGGATGTAAAACACTTTACTAAACTCTAGTATGGCATTGACTACAGGCATAGCCGCTGTCACACAGTTCTTTAGTTCCCATTTCTTTTTGGTAAAGCCTTTGAAAGAAGCTATTGTCTTTGCGGCTTTTAACCTGTGTCTAACCTTTGAGTGTTCTTTAGTGACCTTCTCTTGTATAGCTTTGTAGGTTGGCTTACTAAATTCCTTTAGATCTTCAGCCCAGACTTCAGCCTCAATACGTCTACCAATGTTTGTTACACAGGTTGTTAGTGTCGAGTTGTTTCCTGCACAGTCCATCATCTCGTTTAAACCAATGTAGGCTAATGTGTCTGTGTCTATATCTTTGAGTAAGGTTGCCCAAAGGAATACTCTCCCACTTCCTTTGCTAAACTCATTGTCTATATCTAGACGTATCTGCTTAGAGACAACCTCAAGAGCATTGAGTATGACTTGGTGGTGGCTTTCACTTTTACTGAGGTACTTCTGCTTTTGCTGTCTTTTGTGAAACCTGTCTTGTCCCCTGTCTTTCATTTGAGACTCAAGTTTAAGCTGTTGCGATAACATTTCTTTATCTATTAATGACATCCTGTTCCCCTTATTGTCAAAAAGTAAATTTCAATTTGTTTATCATTTAGGTGGACACAAAACTTTTTCCTGTTTTAATTCCTTTTACCAAGAAAATCTAGTGTATGTAAATGCGTATCATAATCATACATATTTGCATAACTAGAATTAAAAAAATGGTGCTAAAAGTCAATAGCACCATCCGTCTTTTTACAAAGAATTAATCATTTTTATGCTTGTCTCTTCATCCTCATGGATATACTTAGCTGTTGTAACAATTGTTTTGTGACCTAACATCTTTCCTATCTTTACTGTGTTAAACCCCAAAGATGCTAAAGTAGTAGCCGCTGTATGCCTTGTAACATGAAAAACAAATGTGTCATCTCCTTTTGCTATCCTACGCCTTGCTTTGTCCCACACAGCATAGAAATGGTGATGGTCGTAGTGTTTACTTGGATTGAAATCTAATGCCTCTAGTGCCTTAAGAGCCTCTGGATGTAGATGTACCACTCTGTCATCTCCATTCTTAGTTCGCCTTAAGTAAACTCGAGATAAATCTTTAGATATTTCTCCATACGGCTGATCAGCTTTTACTTGATCCCTGGATTTGCCTATGCCCAAAATCTCACTTTTACGCATACCTGACTTCAAAGCAATCGTTACGATGTGGCTTGTCCAAGGGTATCCACTATTGAATAGAATGTCTTTTAATTGCGACTGTTCTTCTAAAGTGAAAAACCTTGGTCTACCTCCATTCTCCCTTTTCCATTTTAAACGTGGGGTTATGTCAGTTTTGTATTCATCATCGTAGTGTTTGAACACTTTGCTTAAAGCGGCTATGTATCGGTTTTGAGTTGCGGCAGAATTGCCATAGGCTTCTTCCCTAAATTCTAGGAAGTTGTAGATGTGGGTAGGTCGGTAGTTTGTGATAGGTCTGCTTTCGTGATCTTCAAACTCTGCAAAGCGTTCTATCTTCTTGAGTGAAACTCTCTGATGCGCCTCTGATTCCCAAATCCTTTTGAAAGTCGAGAGGGTAAAATCGTATATCGAGAGCGCATTTGTGCTTTCGTTGTGTACCATTTTGTGTCTCCTTTAACTTTCTGAGTTTAAGGATTCACTCTCCTAGTACGCTATAAAACATCCCTTGCGTGTCTGTAAGTACTTGATTTTGCTCAAGTTTGGGATTTTAAGTCCCTTGTGTCTACCAATTTCACCACCCGGGCTTTAAAATCAATGACTTACGTGGAAGAGTGACTCCAGTGCCGCAAAGGATATACAACGGTTTTGGTTATGTCTAGAGTTTTTTTACTTAAGGTTATTTTGTGGGTTTTTTGTTTTTATTCTTAAAGATTCGATCATAGTTTTTATCGTATGATGATTTATTGGTGGGGCGTTGTGATGATCCTTTTGACATTACTTTTTACTCCTCAAAGACATAATCTTGTCTGCGCCTCTAATCCCAAAGGAGGAGCTTACAGCAATAAAAAGTAGATACTGGTAAAACTCAGGTAGATTACCTAAAGCCAACATTCCTTCTTCTACTCTTGAAATTATAGATGGGTCATCAACTGCGATTGCGTAGCCGATAAAGAATATGGGCGCACTTAAAATTAAAGAGAACCATTCGTCCTTCCAGGATTGAGAAGACGCATCAGCCATCTTAGATTCCCAATCGGCACTGTTTTGGATGACACTCATCTTAGCTTGATGTTTTGCTTGTTTTTCTTCAGCCCTGTTGGATAGGAATGTGCCAGCTAAATTAGCAATGGGTGCTATCAAGTTCTGTAACATTGGAATCTCCTTTAACCGTGTGTGAATAAAACGTAAATTGTCCAGATGAATATTGGCGTAACGAAAAAAAGCCCTTTCCAAGTGTCTGATCCCCATGTCCAATCTTGTCCTGAACAGTTCATTTGAATATCTCCGTAGTGGTTGGATCGACAAATTTCGGCTTACAATAAGCTCTGATCGGTACAGGGAATGCTTCTTTAAATGTGATGCCCGCTGTTCCTTCAACTCCTTGGAGACTCAAGGAGCGACTGAAGAAAGTACATTTCGATATATCTGCCCAGACTCCATATTCGGTGGTTTCAATGACAAAACCATTTGACGTAAGAGTTTCAAGCATGAGTGCAAAAACTAATTGTTTCATTATCGAATCACCTTCGTATCCAAAGGTATCCAAACGAGTTCACATTTTGTTTCGATAGGGGTATAGCGAGGTCTGCCTTTGGAAAGTTCTTGCGCTAGATAAAGGCAAGAATGTAACTGGTGGAAATAAATTGTTTTGCTCTCATCTGCTACTCCTTGAATTATGAAGAAAAGAGCAAACGCCATCTTCACCTATTCTTCTGCTCAAGCATGATAGTTATTAGCTGTGCTAACTTCTCATCAGAGGCTTTAGCTGTCTCTTGCTGATCGGCCAATCCCTTAGCTATCTGCTGGATGGCCTGAGAATTTAAAGCTACAGCCTTGCCGTTGGCATTAGATTCCTTTATCACTTCTACCACTGCGGCTTCAACTCTTTTGACTTCAGCTTTTGTAGCCTCTGCTTGGGCCATAGAGCTACCGTAGGCAATCGCCACCCCCAAACCTGAGATTACGAAAGGCATCGCCCACGTTGGTATACTGATAGAATTATCAGATGACATAGTTTTCTCCTAGTTTAATTAATTAGTAACACCAAAGGACTGACTTATCGTCATCTCTGATGTCAACGTGTACAAAAGTTTTAGCTACACCGATTCCAGTAAAGCCTAGAGCGCAAGCCATTTTCACAACTTGCATCCTTTGGCGGCCACCATTGACATAGATATCTGCGGCAATACCTTGGGCGTGAGTACCAGGAATCTTTTTAGCTTTCTCTATTGAATGATTGGGGGAACGGTAGCCGGATGTCACATTGAAGGGGAATCCACAGACAGACCGGAGGTGATCGAGCTTTTGAATAAACTCATGTTTCATTTTATTCTCGCCAGTTTCCTGACAGTTAAAGTCTTCTAACTTGAAGTATTTGTATGTGTTTGACATAGGTTAGCCCCACTTAGCAAAAGCTATTGCAGTTAAGATAAAGGGGTAGATGGCTATTATCATTCGTTCCATCCTGTCAAACTTTTTACTACCCTCGGCCAACTGTCTTTGGATGCCTTCGTATCGCACTAAGCACTCCTTTTCATGCGCCTCAAGACGAATTAAAGTTTCAGCTACAGTCTGCCTAGTCATCAGTACTTCTTCCTCTTTTTAGCGGTTTTTTTGGCATTGGCAAAGTCTTTATTAGTCGGCCTACCCTTTGCTCCAGGAGGACGAGGCTTTTTCCCTGCGGCCCTTCTTTTGTGAATGTTTTCATATAGTCCAGCCATTACCAAGGAACCTCCGCTACAACTGATGGAGCCTTAGACTCAGCTATTTGATTAACAATAGAAGCCTCAATGTCCGCTACAGTAATCTGAGCGCAAGCCTTTACCCAGCCAACAGCCATATCTTCTGTAATGTCATCAAAATCTACCCATGATTCACTATCGGGGTCTGGGCTGAATGAGCAGGTTCCATAACTTTGCCCTGTGTGGACTACATCATCTGAATCTGTCTCTGAATCTGAAGCCCGCCAATGTGCAACGATTACACCATCATCGCTTGAGTTTCTTTCGAGCTGTACTACTGTCCATACTACTGCCATTTTTCTATTCCTCTAGTTGAGCGACAC